TCAAACAAGGTTTGGAAAGTGTTTTCTGTGTTGGTGGCCGATTTGAGATCCCAGTCCAACACTCCCAACAAATTATCTAGCTTTTGATCTACCACAGTGGTTTCCATTTCTGCATCGTCAAACGGCAGTTCCTTGAACCAGGTTGGCAAATGCATCTCGTCTGTGGGATACCCTATGCTGGTCCAGCCCAAGGGATTGGATTTCAACTTGCACACAATGGTCTTCATGCCATCCACAATCTGCATTGAATACTTGTCCGAGTTCATTCTACGCAAGTTATTCCAATTGATGGCCGCACGCACATGGCCCGGCATGTTGGCTCGACCCTGTCGTTCTTCTTCTTTGGCATACTTGGTCAAGTTGTTCACACGCTTGGGACTGCCCTTCTCCCAACCTGGACGTTCTTTGAACTTGTACTTGAACTCGCGAATCTTTTCAATGATCTGTTCACGACCGGTGCCAATCAAAACCTCATCAAGAATTTGGCTTAAAAACTCCTGGATGACCTTGGGCGTGTCACTGCGTTTGAGATCAAGACCCATGGCTTTTACTCGGCCAGGACTACCGTGTGTATCCACACGCTTGTTTTCTTTGTCGTAATACATGACAGCATAACGCTTTTTGGTAATAAACAAACCTTTGCTGGCAACAATTTCGCGACCACCCTTAATCACATCGCCCATTTCACGCGGCACATGGAATGCCTGTTCCATAAAGCCAGGAAAGCTATCGTTGACCTGATCAGCAATACTGTTATACAGTTGAACAGCAATTTCTCTGTTCCAGGTCATGTTGCCAGCTTCTATTTCTTTTTGTAACACTGGATATGCTGAGAAATAACATGAGTCTGTATCACCATAGATAATTGCGTCGCCCACATGGTCATATGTGCCAGTGATACATTCATTCACATAAGCATCCATGTGCCGGGCAATGGCACGACCAGTAAGAGTTGTGGATTGGCCAATACGCTTGTCAAAGAACCTGCAACCAGGATTAAGAATAGCACCGTATAAACTGTTGAGGTTAATCTTTTTAACAAGCTGTCGTTTGTCCCAATATTCTTCATCTTCTGCATTTTTACATTCCTTTAGTCGGGCCTGCATTTCTTTGCGTTCGGCATACCAGCGTTTTAACAAGCCAGGAATGACTGCTTCCTTCTCGTAAGTAAAGATAGTGCCATTGGCTGTGATCATCCAAGGGCGGTTGCTATCAAAAATTATCTTCCATACGTCGGCAGCACTGTGTACACTCTCTTCGCCATCTTTCCAATCAATGGTAATTTCTGTGCCCGGTTCGGTGTTCATCACAGCCGTGTATTCTAAACTGCCAAACAGACCTTCCCATGCCGCAGCAAAGCTCGCCCCACTGCGCATTTTGTCACTGATATAACGATCAGTCATTATGGGACGCAACTGCCCAATGATGGTTTCTGGTCCCATATTGAGCGCACGAATGGCCGAGGGATAGAGCGAGTTGATGTCTATGCTTCCCACATACTCGTGGATGCCTTTCTTTGGAAATGCAACATAGGCTCCAGCGGCCTGCGTGTCTTCATCACTGTATCGTTCTTTACGATTGGGCACAACCATGCCACGCTCGTGTGCTTCGTTGATGATGGCCTGTTCAGTCACAGCCACAGCACCCATGGTGGTTTGTAGCAACACAGTATTTTCGTGTGCCAGGGTGTTGGCAAGATCAAGAAACTTTAATTTCTTGTCCAGTTTGGCCAGGATCATTGTGTCTTGTCTATTGTACTCAATGAATTTTTTAAAGTTTTGATTGTACAGTTGATCTAATGTGCCTTCGAACACTGTTTTAGTTTCTTGGAGTTCATATTCAGCAATGGCATCCAGGCTATAACTGTGACGTTCTTCATAGGTATACTTGCGATACAGTTGCATATAGTCCATATGCACGCGACCGATCAAGTCGTATGTTTCATTCTCGGCACCAAAGCGTTCAAATGTACGCTTCTTGGGATATTGATTCCATAAACAAAATCTACGTGTGTCATCTTTGCTGAGCACACGGGTGACACGATTTACTGTGTAGGGTATATCATAACCCTCACTGTTCCAACCTGATAGTGCATCAGCATCTTCGATAAGATCCAGGAACGTTTTTAGCATGTCGTCTTCGCGATCGAACACAATGCAGTTTTCAAACTCGCTGGCAATTTCTTGTGCCGTCCCTGCGCTCATGTGCTTGGGAGGAACAACCAGGGTAACCATTTGATCTAGCCATTGCAGATAAACTGAGATAGCAGTGATGGCATTGAATGGATCTGTTGTTGGGCTGAAGCCACGTTCGGGATCAAAGTCCACTTCGATGTCAAAGAACGCTACGTTTAGTCGAGGACCGTCTTGACCTTTGTAGTTTTCTTCAAGGCAACGGAATATGGGATTGATATCACTCTCATACAACTGCTTGCCATTTTGTATGCGAACTTCCTTGCGAAATTCTTTGCTGTTGCGAGTGCTGAAGCGGCTGACTGGCGTGCCATATAGGCTGACAAACTTGCCGCGGGGATCATCATAGTAGAACGTGTAGTTGGGTGCGTATTCCTGATAGCATCGTTTGCCATCACGCCGTTCAACCACATGTATGCGATCGTGTTCACGATCAAATAGTGCGTCAATGTAACTCAACTCTTTCTCCAGTTATGGCTGGTTTGCCATGATTCATGTTCGTAATGTGAACGACTCATTATTACTTATAGTTACTTACTTCACTAATTATTTTTTCTACTCGAGCCGGCCACTCATTTTTTAATTTTTTAAGTAGCAATCTATTATGCTGTGCTCTTTTTTCTAAATCTTCAAGATTGTCTTTTGTTAATATAATATTTTTTTTTACTTGTTCTAAAATCATCATTTGTCGAGCAATTGGATCAGACTCTGAATCATAACCGTGGTCTACATAATCGTCTAACACATCAAACCCGCAGTCTCTCAAATGTTTTATAGAATGCATAGAGTTAAACATTACCCAAGGACGAGGAAGTTGTATAACCCGCCATGTTTTTTCACTAAAACAATTATATTGATTATTATCAAAAAAAGTTTCAATAACTAAACTTAGCGCACTATCAAGTATAGCATCTTCTAACGAAAAAGTAAAGTTTTTAAAAGGAATTTTTCCCCTAAGTTCAATATGTTCTTTTTCAAATACTTGATTATTTTGTTTAAATAATTCTTCAAAATATTTTTCTGGAGGAGTTTTATTAAATCGATCCCCGCACCAATAACTTACATACCCTTGATCTAATAGGTGATTACGGTGTAATTGATAAATCCAGCTTTGTCTAAAAGAACAACCTCTATTAATAAAACAGTTAAATTTTTTAGTAGGAATTTGATTATAATACTCAAATTCATTGTAGAAATGCCCGTATGATTCAGGGTAAATCTTTAATATTTTATTCGGATGATTTCTTACAACTAAATCTGTAATTACCAAAGCGCCGGGGTCAAGATCCTGTGGTAAATGATGATGCGGATAAATGATTAATAGTTGATTTGTCAGATTATTTAAAAAAATTGTAGGGTTGCTCTGTGTTTGTATCCAACCAAAAGGGGCCAACTTATCACGTAGTTGCCGACCAAAAATTTGAGTCCACGTTCTACTACTGGGCTTCATAATTTGGTCTTGACAAAGATCATTCAAGAGCATTTTATTTTATAACCCTTTGTGATGCTCCGGTTCTATGTAAATCATTGGTTACGCAATGGATCCCGCAATCCCAAAAGTATTTGTGCCTAAACGGAACTACATGAACTTCTATTCCGTATCTACTACATGCTTGTTCGACCTGATCATTGTGGGTGCTTACTACAATGTTTTTTGGATTAACAATAAGAATATTGACATCAAAGACAGTTTCACTAACCTGTCCTACCCATTCATCAAAATAGTGATCCACCATGTGTATAAGGTTGCTATCCTTTTCAAAACCTGGCATGAACCAACGACCTTTGTTTCGTTTCATTGAATGTTCAAATTCACGCATATGACTATAGTTACTAGGCGGCAAGTAAACTACTTCCCAATCTGGAAAAGTATCAGCATAGGTAGGAACATCGTTTAGGCTAATAATTAATCCAGGAGTCACGGGACAATACACCGCATCACCGTGTCCGCCAGCATTAACTACGTGATTGCGTGTGTTAGGAAATAACTTATTAACTTGGCGCAGAATAGCTTGTTTGTCATCGTGGTAGGTTTGTGTGGCAAAGTATAAATCATTACCAATACGGCTAACAAAACATCCGTTGATAAAATCTAAATCAGTATATACAATTTCATTGCCTTGAAATTTTATATTGTCAAATACGTGATTATAAAAACTTAACTTGCAATTTAAATGAGCTTGATCAATTTCACAAAATTTATCAAATCTATCTTTTATAACGGACCAATAATTAGGTAGTTGTTCTTGAAAGTCCGAAGGCCTTACACAATCTGGCATCCATGCTTCTTTGTTTTGTCTATAAAATACCGACCATGCATGGCTAGCATTAGGAACTTCCGGAATCCAAAATTTATCTTGGATCATTAAAAAATAATCTCGTGGTGCAGTAGGAGGTTGAACCCATTTACCGTCAATATATAATTCATTAAGATCATCTGGAAATTCTGGTCGCATAACCTGAACTCCAAATTTGTTAGTTAGTAAACTAATAAGTTTTTGATAATCTTCCTCGGTTTCTTGTGCCAACTGTTCAAACCGCTGACGGGTAGAGCTGTCGGTGATCCATGAATAAAATTCAGGTGGATATGTTCTGCCTACTAGAGATACTTGTAAAGGATCCCAGTGTTGATAAACACTGTACATTAAAGAGTTTTGCCCACCGTAACCAAAATTTGCTCCAACAGTTCGTGATCTTGTTGTTCACGTCCAAATTCTGATTTGTGTGCCAAGCGTATGGCTTTTTTCAGCACGTTGGGTTTGATCTCTAATTCCTCGGCAATGGCCTTTACTGTGTCGTTGAGACCGCCGGTCAGGGTTTCAATTTCGTGCATGACCTGCATGCCTTCGTTGATAACCTGGTTGAGTTTTTTGGTCTGGTCTGCTGTAAATATGCGGTCTGACATTTGATTCTCCTGGTAAGTTTTATTAGTATACGTGAATATTTAGAAAAAGCAAGAGTGTTTGGTTAATTAGTTTTAATTTGGGTTTGATGTTTTTTTAACATTTTGTGCATAAAATTAATACGTTCGATATAGTAGTCCTTGGCAGACACATTATCAAATACCGGAGGTACCATGTCACTCAACTTGTAAATTTCAGCCCGCCCCACCTTTAGAGTTGCTGTGTTTAGCAAGCTACCAATTTCATTTCTTTTTGCAACCGGCATATCTTTATGTGCAACTGTGATATTAAATATGTACGGAGCTTCTATGCCCTGTTCGTATAAGGTTTTGGTATTGGGCATTTCTGGATGACGGGCAGGACAATTCATTGCCAGCACTGATACATTATTATTTTTTTCTTTGTATTGATTGTAATTTTGTACACGTTCCAGTACCAAGTTAATGCTTTGATCAGAGAACAGCAATACCAATGCATCAAAATTTGATCTAAATGGAATGTATGTTACTCGAAAATTAAATTTTTCTGCCAGTTCAAGAGCAGTGATATGAGCAGCATTACCGACTCCGACCCCACCCACTGTCAGTTCTTTAATGCCTTTAAGACTGGAAATTCCTTGTTGAGCATTTCCTATATTACTGATGACAGCCCAGCAAGCATCGCCTAATGCATGAATTGGTATATAGTTCTCTTGTTTTAGTTTGGACGATAATACATGTTCAACAAACTTTGGAGCAACAATTGCCAATCGCGACTGAGGCGCCTTATCTAGATAATTTATTGCAATAATTTGTTCGCCACCGGGTTTGAACTCTAATATAAAATTATATTTAGACTGTGATTTGTTGGCTTCGTCAATGATACGAAACATTGCTGGCGTTCCGCTATGGCTAGGGCTGTATGGACTGGCAATAACAATGTTTTCAGTTGCGTGGGCCTGCAACATCAGTATATTTAAAAAACAAAAAAACAAGTATTTCATTTTGACCTCTATAAGTATTGGCATGAAAAGAGCTGTTTTGTGTGTTGAAAATCCTCAAGATTACATTGATCAATTGGACGAGTATAGTCTAATGATCATAAATCCTTCTGCCACAGAACAACGGAAACAATATTTATTAGAGCATGCAGACTGGAGCCTGTTAATTACAGATCAAGGCGAACAAACCAGAGTCGGGCAAGACTATCCTAATGAACGATTATTTTGGTACACCAGTGGAACCACTGGCGACAGTAAGTTTTGTAGTTTTACACAAACACAGCTGGATTACTTGGCGCAAACTATTTGCTCAACTTATAATATTACCAACAATGATAGATATGTCAGCATTATGCCGCTATGGCATGCACACGGACAAGGAATGTACTGGGCCAGCAAGTTGGCCAAATGCGAGACTCATTTTGTCACAACCAAAAACATCAAAACCATGTCTGACCACAATCCAACTTTTATTACAGCAATTCCAGATTTTCTCAAAATCATAGCACAACAAAAATTTAACCATTTGAGATTTATTAGATCTGCCAGTGCCGCGTTGTCTGCCAACCTGTATCAACATCTAAAACAACAACATCGAGTGCCAATCATTGAAGCATTCGGAATGACTGAAGCATTGAGTCATTGTTTCACAAATCCTTTAAGTGGTGAACAACGCATAGGCACTGTGGGACAACCCGACGGAATTGAAGCCGACATAGTAGATGGTCAATTATACATCAAGGGACCTGCAGTATTTTGCAAAGGATGGTACAATACCGGAGACTTAGCCGAAGTTGACAACAATGGTTATTATCGTATTTTGGGTCGCCATCGAGACCAAATTAACATCAGAGGAATAAAAGTAAATCCAGTCAGTATAGAAAATCAGTTGAAATCAGCCATTCACAATATTGGGGAATGTGTGATATTTGGAAATACCAATGTAAAATGTTTGTACACCGGCGAATGTGATCCTAAAGAAATAAAACAATTTTTAATCAACATAGGCACGCATTGTAATCCAAGAA